CGGTGATCACGAAGCGTATAGGGGCGGCGAAATGACGTAGCATAACCGCACTCGGTATAGTGCCGACCAAAGAGGGTCGGCGCATTTTAGTGTTCCGAGATGACTAGGTTACGCAACATCATTTCTTGTCGGCAAGTGTGCCGATCTTTGGACCCCTATACACTCCGCCGCTGCGGTGATGTTCTGAAAGTGTATCGAATGATCGGTACTTAACTTCAAAAAAAGGAGGCCAACATGGCTGAACTATCTTACACAGAAATCAAACCACTCGCAAAGGTTCTACTCGATGTAGAAGAAATGACCGTGATCATCGACAATCTGATCAAAAGCGGTCCACATAGCGAGTATTCAGCTGCACACGCGAGTTTGAAGTTCTGGATACAGACTCGTCGTCAGACAGTTGAAGAAGGTAAAAGACGTGTCACAAACGATGCAGTCTACATCTCGGATGTGATTGAGTATCCAGAAGTGAAGGAGGCTTCATGAAGAAACAGGGTATGTTTCACACACCCGAATCGTGGGAGGATCTGCTTCGGTGGATCCAACTACACCCAAAGTCGGACCAAATCCATATTCTAACCGCAGCAATGATGTCTTGGAATCTAGCCTGCGACACAGTCAAAAAGGAGAAATCAAATGACTGACATTATCGAACGTTCACCAATGCACACTGAAGATCAACTGCTCAAGGTTGCAGATGTAATCATGGCTCTTATCGAACCACGCCTCAAGGAAAGGATGAAACAAATGATTGACGAGCACTCGGACGATAGCGGCACCAGTGCAGATATCGACGAACGGATCTCGGACTGGATGTCTCTCAACTTTGACTGGTCGGACTACTACGAGTTCGACATCCACGATCACTCTTGGGAGATCGGCACCATTGTTGACGAGCGTCTAGAAGAACAGGAGGAGGATGACAGCAAGTTTAGAGAACGTGTCGGCGACGCACTCAAAACAATCACCGTCGGTTTCGACATCAAGTAACTCAACCGAGGGGGCTTCGGCTCCCTCACCAACTCTCGGAGGTAACATGAGAAAAGAAACATATAAAATCGCAAAGGCTTTTTACAATAGACGACCCGCTTCGGCTGCTCGTACCAAAACCAACGGTGAAGTTGTTTGGCTACATGACAACTGTATCGCATGGCGCACACTCGATGGCGACATTGGCTTCAGCTTGAAAGGTTGGCCCACCGTCACCACACGAGATCGTATCAACGGTATCCTATCAGTCTTTGGATACGGACGATGGGGCGTGGCACAACGGAAAGGAGAACAGTATCTCGTGCAAGGTGCAGAAAAGATGACAACTATTGGCGATCATGAACACTTTTATATTAGCGACTTGAAAGGAATGGAGAATACAGAAGATCCATATTACACATTTCGTAATAATGGTTATGCAAGATGGAGGACTGCATAAGGAGGGGGAGCTTCGGCTCCCTACTTCACTACTATCATAATGTGCGTCCGCCATAGCGGATCGCATTCCGCGTAATGACGCGGTAAAAAAATTGTGTCGCAAGCGACCCAGTTTTATTGTAGCTCGGCTCCCTCGTTCCTCGGTCGCCTCGCCTGGGAAAAGCCGCCGCGTGGGGCCGCAGGACTTGGCTCGAGCTTCAAGATACGCGCCGCGTGGGGCCGCAGGACTTCGAACAATGACCCAAGATCCTTGAACCTATGACCCTCCGAACCCTTGATCCCATGCTCCGCTAAACGCGGTCCTTGGTTGCCCTCAAACAAAAGTATGTCTCTTGTAGAGAGGCACTTAACTAAGTAAAAATTTGCCCCACCTCGTGCCCAATATGCCATATTCCAAGCGATTTGATGAGGCGATAGATTTATCTTATTGCTTTTGATTGTCTTGAGTTCACACCAGAAGGGAACACCATCAGCGACTATGTGAACGTCTGGAACACCGCCCCCATGCTTGTTTTCAATCCGCGTTGCGAACCATTTCTTCGGTAGGTTCTGACGTATCGAGTTCCAAAAGTTCGCCTCTGGTCCCTTGCTCATTGGTTATGTCCTTGTACTCGCCCTCGATCTGAAAAGCCTGTGGGTATTGTTTTTGTAATGCTGCCAAACGTGCTGTAATTTCGTCCCTCGATAGTTGGTCGATTGTGTTGATCGTCTCCCTCCTATCGATGGTCAATCCGCCAAGAGCTGACCGTATCTTCTCAGCGTTGATTGCTGCTGAAAAGTGACCTGCTTCCTCGGCCCCCTTCGATAGCTCGTACAATCTTTCAAGCTGACCGATAGTGGTAACTCCGTACCGCCTTTCGCGTTCTTCTCTCAACTCCTCGATGTACTCAACAACGTGTGGGTAGTCTCTTCCATTAAGCAAACGAGAAGCGTGTTCAACAGCCAGATCAGACTTGAACCCTGCCTTACGAGCGCATTCCGCATTGCTGTAGATACCTTCAACAACGTATCTTGCAAAGCTCATTTGTCTGTTTGTTAATTTCCGGTCATGCTTGTTTTCAACATCAGCTTTAATACTGGGCATACAATCCTCTCCGTTTTTTTTGAACATACACCGAATATTTTTGATTTGTCTATAAACAGAAAATGCCCCCTACCTATCCAAAAAGTTTATTTTTTATTTTTATTGATGGCTTGATCGAGGCAAATAGAGCTCTTGAGTACGCTCAAGTGTACTCTGAGTACATTTGTGAGTACGGTCCAAAAGCACCTTATGTTATTGTAATAAAACACTTTTTCAAAATTGAGTACGCTGAGTACGCTCAAAACGTGTTTTGAAAAAAAAAAAAAACAAAGAGGGGGCAAATCCCCTTTTAAGAAAAAATTAAATTATTTTCGTTCTGCCTCTTGTAATGATGCTATTTGATATTATATGGTACTTTATAAGACAACATGAGGAGATTTAGAATGTCTTACAACTTATCAGAAGAAGCCTACGAAATCGCTGATGAGGCTTGGCAAGAAACCAAGGACCGAGATGCAGCAATCGAATTCATTTATGAAACGTGTGGCGGTCATGAGCTATCGATCTACTACGGTAAGGCGATAGATTTCTGTGCCAACAACGACACCACTTGTGGTGAGGAATATCTGGAGGAGCTTGGTGGTATCTCACAAGAGGTAAACGATACGTTTGGAGCTATTGCTTGTCGTATTGCATATGCTTGTTTGTTGTCTGCATCATTGGCTTGTCTTGATGGGATCATTGACGAGGATGAAGAACAGGAGGAGTTAGAAGATGCTTGAAGGATGGTTTGAAACTGACAGCGGCATGGAGCCGTTTATAATCGAGGAGGCACTTTCTTTTGTCGAGGCGGTGAAAGAGATGGTTGCATATGACCCAGAGAACTTTGGCTTCACAGACATGGAGATCGAATGGAATGGCGAGGACGTGACCAAGTTAGTTTATGACACAGTAGAGGGGATACATAATCAAGATGGGTAAGAAGCTTATTATAAATTGTTGGGAAGAGGGATCGATGGTCTTGAACTGGGATCCCAAGGCTTACAAGACCAAGGCAGGAGCGGCAAAGTCTTTGCACAAGGCGCTATGTAAGTGGTGCGAGGACATAGGAATGGATCCTAAGACTGAGTGCCACATTTGGACACCAGAGGAGCAAGATGACAGAGGTTATGGCAAGTACTGGTGCGTGAGCCTAGAGGGAGGGCCGTTCGAATGGGCCATTCGTGCCTCTGATGTTATCGACAATCCTGATTGGTATGTCGAACCGTATTATTCTTTTAATTTACATTTTGTCGAGTGAGGAGGGATCATGAGATTATATACAAACAACCAAGGTTCGTGGGTCGGGACGCAAGCAGATGCGAAGCGAGAGTTCGGGAAGGACTGGAGCGAGGTCGGAGTACCGACAAGCAAGGACGAGCTACTAGAGTTTCTAAACTTTAATGCAGTGGGTGGAGAGAAGGTTGAACCTATTGTGGCTGACACGCCACGCACTGCCCCTCGAGCACATGGACAGAGTTGTTCGGGAACCAGAGAAGTTCGTGAGGCCGCAGCACTCAATCGATATGATGTGA